TGCAAGGCTTCACGCAACATGGCTATAAAATCGGAATCTGGTACCGTTATTATATCACCAAGTGCTTCTACAACTAATTCAATGAATCGTGTTGAATCGACGCGATCATCCCTATCTTCGTAAAATCTACGATACTTCCAAGCCAGGTACTCGGCAGCTGACTCGCCGTCAAGTCCTCCTTTAAGAATGTCTTTTTTAAAGATAGCAAACAGATTGCTGTTTATGAAATGCCTATCTTCCGCTTTTCTCCAAGAGTCCTCGATAAAGTTGCGTTCTTCTTCACTAAACATGGACTCCGCAGCGTCTCTCCACTGATTGGCAGGCAGCCAGTCGCGTTTTAATAATCCAGCAGCGATCATAACATATTTATAGTATTGACCAATAGGATTATGGATGGTATTTATTACCTGATCCACAGCAGACTCAACTTTAGGACGAACGCCAACCAAATCACGCTTTAACGTGTCCTCTACCTTTATATCAAGGTCTTTCAATATGCCTTTAACAGCGTCGGTATTACCAGGGAACAATTGCATTCGAGGCGATTTAGGTATAGTAAACCTCTCGGTTAGCTTGTTACCTAGAAACACGTACGAACTGTTAGTCTTGCCGTACACAACTTTCGACATGGTTATGGCATGCGCGATTCGACCACGCATTGTATCCAACAAAGCAGGTATTTTAGACTTAAACCCTTTATCACTGTGGATAATCAAGTAACCATTACGGCTAGTCTCAACCATCATTACGTATTCGCTCTGGGCCAGCTTGGCTTCTTGTATTTTGTCTTCGGTAAGGTTTATTCGATAACCGAATTTATTCAACCTATGCATTTCTTCTACAAACAGAGGACCATGGGACGCATCGCGATATATAGTATTGTTATCCTCATATAATCGTTTGAAGTGCAGGATATGAATCATTTCATGGAGAACAATATCTATAATACGAGGAATATCGGTCAGAGCCCGTTTACCTACGCGCAGTTTATACTCCTGATAACCATTTCCCCTAAACGTCAAAGCTTCGCCAGACAACCGATTAGAAGGCGATAACTGTACAGTAATCTTATCTGGCAGTTCACGACCAAAATGCAACTTATTAAAGTAATGGTAAAGGCGTAGAATTTCAGCCTTAGTCGGCGGCATCTTTATCTGTGGGAAGTATTTAGGATCGTAATCCGTGAACTCTCCATCGGGCCGGTAAACTCGCGTCTTTCTGGGAACTCTATCTTGTTTAGCCCTAGGAGTTTTGCTACCCTTAGAACCAGTTTTAGAAGGTGAATCTAATCCACCTTCTCCCGGAACAAGTTTTTCACCCTTTACTCGCCCACTATATCCTTTTGAGCGACCAACTATACGTCTGACTTCCTTTTCGGACAAAATAAACGCAGTTGAAGGATCAGCAAGATCAACAACCCGTTGTTTACCTGCGTATGTTCTAACGCCAAATCTATCTTTTGGTTTTAGAACAAGCTCGTGCTTTTTGTGATGATTTTTGAAAGAGGTTGCTCTTTTACCTTGATAAGTAAACCACTTATACTTGGAAAGAGCAGCCGCAGATATAGATATAAACATGAGTCCTCCAGGAGCAGCGGTTTAATTACAGGAAGACCACGTTAGCGAAACCTGCCTGGGGTTCAGCAAAAGAGATTACAATTGAGTTGTCCAAAACTTCAAGACTGTCACTTATAATCTCATTGTAATCTTGATCCAATACTGTGACCACAACGTTTCTATTTCCTTGTTGATGATCTATGGTCCAAGTTTGCGCCGCTAGAGCTTGTTCGTGTGCGGTACCGTATGTAGAAGATGTTCCTGAAGGAGAACCATACGGCGCAGGAACCAACTGACCGTTTTTATAAACAACGGTCTGATCTTCGGTCAATTGGAGTCCAGCAAGCTGTCTAGGTCCTACACCGCGTCTAACAATCAAGCTTTCTTGTGGAACGTCTGTTTCGAGATACGGACGTTTAGGTAACTCAAGCTGAATAAAGGATTCAAACGCGTTAGCCATTATAGTATCTCCTCTATCTCAACCCTGAGTGTGCCACTTGTGTTGGCCGCAGCATACTGTTCGTCACTCAACCAAATATGTGTACCTCCAGAAGCCGTGTAGTTGCCGTTACTATCAACGATGGAGTAAGATGCAGGCGCGTCCCTAGTGTCTGTACGTAGCTCCAACAAATCGGTTGTGCCAGCATAGTTAGCTCTGGTGTTCAATACGTTATGTACGGTAGCACCAATGGGTGCCAGTCGGGCAAACGCAGGGAACGTCACTGTCAATTTTTCAAACCCGGCAACCGCGTAGAACGATCCGCTGGTCAATGAGGTGGTCAACATACCGCTTATGTTTTCAGCCGAGAAGCCAGAAAACTCAACGGTGCCACGAGCGTCTGTATTAGTTACACTGATCGTTCGTTTCCATGTGGTGTTGTTAACTTGAGTCCAAGCATCGTCCCACACTCCAACAGGAGCAACAAGAGATGGAGCCGCGTTAACGGTCTGATCGAAATCAACACGCACAACGTAAGACAGGCCGGAAGCTGAAGTTTTCAGGTGAGGAACAGGATCGCTTGAGCCTACGGGAATCCCAGGATTTTGCAACGTTACTTGGAACGTGCCGAATACACCAGTCGTATCCGTACGGTAAACATACCAGTCTTCACCGTTGCGTTGAACTATGATGGGACCGCTTGATGTTCCTGTGGAACCATCATCAGGCCAACCAGCGCCATCCCATCCACCTGATATACCTAGAGCAATGTCAACGAAAGTAGCAAGGCCGAGTGCGGCAGGATAAGCGAAGAAACCGTACTCGTTAGCACCTGCACTAATGTCGATCATCTGATCATCAGTTGTACCCGTGCCTGTAAGGGTTCCTATCTCGGAGGAAGAGTTGACGTTGGTAGTAGATACACCAACGCTAGGATATCCAGAAACAGCAGCTTGTCCTTCGATGAGCGGAGCTCCTTCGATAACAAGACTGGCGACGACCGCAATACTGGAAACAGGTACAGAGAAAACGGATGAAGCGCTTGCACCATTTGCAGAACGGTTTGCAGTGATAGTCACGTTGTCTGTCATACTATAGACTTCGGAAGTAACGGTCAAAGTACGAGCAGTCAAATATTCAGTAGTTGTGCCACCTTCGCTGCCGTGATCAAACACAAATGTCTGACTGTCTTGGCCTGTTATTGAAACACTAACATCGACCGTGTCGTTGAGGCCAAGTGCAGGCAACCCGTTACTAAGCGACAAAACAGAAAACGATATGGATGGAACTACTTGGTCAACAGTAATGGCTGTCGAAGGAAATGGAGCACTTTGGGTCCCCAACTGATTGACCCCAACTGCGAAAACTTCAAGCGAACCGCTACGAGAACTTATTGTCGCGGTACCGCTAAATGTACGTAAGCCGGCGCCTCCACTATCTGAAGCACCAAGAAAAAGATTGCCAGAAGATGCTGCACCTTGATCGACAATCAATACATCTACAGCCGCATTCGATACCGTACCAGAAACGGTAATGGAATCACCGGATTTAACAGCAGTCTGTCCACTAGGTAAAGCATCAACAGTTAGAGCGCTAACAGATGGACCAAACTCATTAACGGTTATAGAAACGGACGTGGAAGAACCTGTAGAAGAATCTAATACAATGTCAGACGTTGAGGCTACAGTAATGTCTATGTAGCCTTCAAACATCTTGGAATCTCCTGCGACAGCCGATACGTTCGTGGCTTCTACGCCAGCTACAGATATGGTAGGACTATAAAAGGCAGTATCACTTTGCGCAAGGAAATGAACGCGTAAATTTTGGGTATCACTAACACAACTAAGTAATACCTGATTTTCCGGCACGGTATCAGCATACTGCTTATTGCCAACGTTGCCAGTTGAGCTTGGAACCACATTGGTCACAAAAACAGGTTGCGCACTTGTGCTTGTCGCACTGGATAGGTCAGATAACCTTACAGCATGATCAGGCTCAGTGGGCGTATAACTCAATTTCAAGTGCCCTATGGCTTCGAGATTGTGAGCTTTCACTTTAACCCCCGGGGTTACTTATGGGACGGGATATTTAGCCCCGTCCCGTACATACTACGTACAATGACGGAACAACTCTTGGCAAGTATCACATACGATAACATTTTCATCGTTCTGCAAAGCGGATTTTACCGACAACTCTGCGTTTTTACCTTTATAGCGGTAATCACCGCCGTAGTTAAGAGGAACAAACATAGTTCCATTTTTCTGACCTACAGCAAGAACATAAACGCGATCCGACTTCACAATGGCCACTATTTTGCTGTACAGCTTGACCATAGAAAGTTTATCTTGCGTTAAATTAGTTATCATTCGTTAGAGCTCCTACTATGTTGAGCGGTATTTACCGCATGGATACCTTAATGCTAACACCACCCTCTGATATAGAATGGGGGATGCGTTCGGTAATGGCTTCTTCTTCTGCCTCTAGTGCATCGACTTGATCGAACAAAGGCTGCTTCTCCCTATCCGATAGCACATTGCCTGCTATCATAGGGCGAATTTTATTTAGTTGCTTGCGAACACGTTCGAGGTCTTTTGCTCGCTCGTTCATAAGTTGTGGAAACACGGAACCGGCTTCCGCATGTTTGAGACACGCCCGCAACTCTCCAGGAGTAATAGCTATATGGTTAATCTGCGGGTCCGATTTCGCTTCCTTGATAAGGGTTTTCAATTCTTTTAAAGGATCGCTATAAACGATACGCATGTTATTTCCTTACGTTAAATACGTTGATGGGCTGGCGGATAAAAAACGAGAGGTAGAGGGTTGACCTGTAACTTGAAATCCATGAAACACGCGACGGTTATAATGAGGATCAACCGACTTTATGTGGTCTGTTCTAGCCGGATCGTGTTGCTTCGCTCCCCAAATGGTATACGTATTCAAGTACGTTCTTTCTTGAAGTTTCATAGTCTACCCATTAGTTTCGGATCGAGTACAGGCAATACGATGTAACATATCAATTGTTTCCAACCGATTACGTTGAACACGTAGAATATCATTACCTTGGATGACAGTCATACGATTACCCATAATGAGCGTAGTCTGATCACCCGTTATGTGAGTGTGTTGGTTACCTGCATACCCTTTTGACATAAGACCTTTGAACGGTATACGCTTGGTTGGATTTGGACTCAAGCGATTAAGTACGGTCTCTGGAGCATTCAGCAAATAGCTAGCCACATCACTCTTACTGTCCGTAACTGTCAGTTGTTGGTTGCCTACGATGTATTGGTTAACATCGCCGAGCACAGTCATATCAATGTCACCCGCATTATTCAAAAATATTTCATTGGTGCGAGTGTCAATAATCATGTACGTACCGTTAGAAAATTTGAACACGGCACGATCGGGATAGTTCACATCTTTGCTTTCAGGCAACGCTGTCTGTTCATCCACTGTATATGAAGTCCACACGGGTCTATGTGGATCGCCAGTAGGAAACTTTAAGCCCACCTTGTGTCCGTTCTTGGGTACCATTGCCATACCGGAGCGATCTTTAGCGTCACCCCCTGGATTGAAAGCGCCGTCAGGATGTTGATATTCTGGAATAGCCCAAGGCAGATCGGGATCAGGTATACCGTCAAACACACCCGCAATTCTGGCCTGTATTCTACAGAGTTTGCGCTGATCGTAGTTGTTAACTACTTCAGCCTCATAAACCATTTTAGGGTCGACACCTTGGCGGCTCAAATACTTCGTTGCGTTAATAGTTCCGGCGGCCATCATCTACTCCGTAAATGCTTCAATCAATTCCAACAGGTCGTGATAAACCTCGGGGCCTACGTAATCGTCTTTTAGCTTATTGAGAAAAACCGTTGCGCTTTCCAGAGTATTGTACTTTCGAGAAATTAAAACAGCCGCAAAGATATTGTGTCCCGTAGAACAGAGGTTAGTTACGTGTCTTATCAACTCGCGTTCACTCTGAACATCGGATGCTTTCGTCATGCTGGCTCTCCACGTTTCGCCCAATAAATGCAACGCCCGCGTACTTCCGTAGATAACAGCATAAGCGTGAAATAAAACTTCTTGGCCGTATCTGGATGCTGAATCTGTTCCGCGCTCAAGTCTTTATAGGCGATAGCGCTTGCTTCACCAAGGCAGCTATCCATATACAGATCGAGTTCTTGGTGTTCCAGATGGGATTCGCATTCATGGATCAGGTTGGCATCAAACTCTACGGGTATCCCGCCAGCAGTAGAATAACGATTGCCTTCGGCCTCTACATCGTTGCCGAGTACAAACTTATTCAACCATGCAGCTTGCTCGGATTCATTCATCGTATCCCAGTTGGTAGTCTCAAACTCTTCCCAGTTCATGCGACTTCCTCCCGTGTATACTTGACGAATCCGAGGTCGGCCAAAACAGTATCAATATCCCGATTGTCTCGTTCTATAGATTCAATCGCTTCTTTAATATGGGCGGCTTGCTTCATTTCTTCTGGAGTCATGTGTCGATATTCAATAGACATAAGACGTCCGTTAATATCGCGGATAGCGTTCACAGACCAAGACAAGGCCAGATGATTCTGCACAACCTGAGATTCAGCACGAATCCCTATCGTGGTGTCTAAATTTTCAAACGTTCCTGTATAGTCCGCAAGAATCTGTTCGCGCTGTTCCTGACGTTCGTCCACATTTCCAGTGAACCTAAACTTATGTCCTTTGGCGATAACGTCACGGTTAAACAGTTTTATCAGTTCTTTGTACTTCATCACGTTCTCCTAGAAGGTGCGATTACCTTTCTTGCTTTTCTGTGGCGTAACGGAACCGTGCGTCAAAGGTGTGCGTTTATTCTGCGTTACATTGGTCATAGCTTTTGCTATTTCGCGGTTGGCATCTTCATGGGCGCGACGTTGATTATGAATGTACTTTTTCTTGCCCGTTTTCGTTCGCCCAACAATTTCTTGATCACCGCCGAAGTCACGTTCTTTCAAACTGGGTCTACGGCCTTGTTGCCGTGCAAGAACAGAACCACCACCGCCCGGATTGAGCATATTGCGTAGGTCTGAATCGCCGCCCGATGCAAAGCCTCCCATTCCACCTTCTTCACCTTCGGCTTGTTTGGGACCATACTTCTTTTTGACTTCGCCAACGCTTTTGTTGTACTCGGAAACTCGACGTAACAACTCTAGGTCGTCGTCACCGTCAGACAGCAGACTGTCCAAATTGAATCCGCCAGCGGCTGCTATGGCTCGCAAGGGCACAGGAATGCCACGCTCTGTCAATTGCTGAAGCATATCAAGATACTGGGAATCACCTTCCGGCTTCAACTGTTTTGACCAGTGAACGTTTGGTATCAACAGACGCGAACCATCGGCCATCTTATCAAGATTGGCCTGCATGTTCTTACTGTCCAGCAGACCGTCCTTGCGAATCAACTTACCTCTTTCATTAACAGTGAAGCCATTTACAAGGCTCACCAGTGGAAAGATTTTGTTGTAGAACAGCTTCCGTGTGAGCATATCACGGTATGCACGGATGCTTTCGATAAACACGGTCAGACTCGTATCGGCAGTAGCATAATTTGCGTCGCCGGACAGGAAGCTTTCACTGATACCTAGTGCGCGTAGCTTAAATTGTGCCGTACTATCCCAAGTGTCTGTTACTTTCCAGAAGTCGCCACCCTGACGAATCTCCTGTGTCTCAACACCAAGACGAGTTGCGATAATGGCGCCAAGTGGATCAGCGTCGGCGTTCATAAAGAGTTCAGTCATAAACTCCATGTCGGCAACAGTAGGTTCCCATTGATCGCCATCACCTAGCTGCACGTGGAGAATACCGCGCTGTCTACGGCTAGACTCTACGAGAGTACCGCGAAACAAATTCTTTTCAAGAAGGTATATAGGAAGAACACGACGGAAGAATGAAACGCCTTCGCCCGTAGTAAAAGTCTTCCGTGGTATATAAATAGTTGTCATTGGATCAAGTTCAAGCGCTTCTTGTTGAAGCAATCCAATAACATCATCACCAAGACGGTCACGCAGCTTTTGAACGCGTGGTGTATCGCCAGACAGGGTGGCACGAACATCGTCTGGAATAGCTGCGGTAATGATCGGGTCTTGTCCGTAGAAAGGAAGACTGTCTATCTTGGAATTATCGTTACGATGCGGCATAATATCGAAGAACCGCTTTGACGTACGATTAAACAGAAGACTGCCGATAAACGCACCATCTACCAGATGATCGGTACTCAGATGGGGCAGTATAGTACGAACGTTAAGACGTTCAAGCGTTTCTTGAAAGGCCCGCATTGCTTTCTTGTCGCTAACACCGCCCAAGGTGAAGTCGGAGAAAGGTAGAGTAGAAAGCATATCAACAGCCGAACCACAAACAGAATCGTTGTAGTAAATATCCCTATACAGACGGTTGATTAGTTTCTTCTGTTCAAGGTCTTCGCTGAATACAATGTCTTTTAGCAGAGGATCAACGTCAACTTCAATAGGCATCTGACCGACCGAAGTATTTTGCATACCTGTTTGGCCGGCAGTTGCTTGCCAGTCGTTTTCTTTTCGCGCCTGGGGCGGCAGCTTGGAAGAGTTTGTACCGATCTTATCATTCTTGGCAGGTTTTGCAACATAGGATGTATCTATCTCGTCCCTGTTAACTTGGTTTCGCTTGAATCTCATCATCTTAATTGGCCGCCGTTTTCAAAGAAAATTTATCCGCTCCGAAAATTGTTAGAAGTTCCGCATCGCAGATTAAGCCCACTTCAGTCAATTTAGACAAATCAATCATGGATTGTTCGTCAAATGGAACCGACTCTTTCTTTACCTTGTTGATGGCTTGATTGAATTGAACGTGGCAGTATGGAAATATGGTAAACACGGTGAGTTCCTCAGTTGTTAATTGTATTGTCTAACCGATATTTACACTATTAAACCCAATCGGCTGAAAGTTCCCAAGCTTTGCACGACCAATAACCTGGCGTAGTTTTGTCTTTTTTCGTTGAGCATTGGTGACGAGCCATAAAGGATTTGCGGCGCTTAGGATCGTCCCGTTTGATGGACATATTAGGATCACCAAACTTCACTTGAATGACGTTGCCCTTATCGTTCTTCACGTACACGCCAAACTTTTTCTTACTTCCTTTAGGTAAACGAAAAGGCTTTTCAAGTTGAATCGTTTTGCCTTTGTATTCAGCGCTTGCCGCCGCCGTTGTTTTGCCAGTCGGTATCTTATCAAGACGAATACCGTTCTTGACTCCTTTAATATTTCGATTATACCAGCGGCCTTGAGAAGCGGCACGTTCAAAGCTTTTTATTTCTTTCGATGTTACAGGATCGTACTGCCAGATAGCACCGTTCTTAAATTGAACGTACATTTCTTGACGATCGGGATCGTAAAGGCCCTCCTGAAAAACGCTGCTATCCACAATAAGATGCAGACGACCGTGAGCATCTATTCGATTACGTCCCATGTTGGACTTGTCTTTGCCTCCACTATCGTAAGGCATAACCTTGTATCGACCAATCTTACCTTCGTAACCTTTTGAGTTAGATGTGAGGCGTTTGGCGTCAGCAGGAGAAAACTTTAGCTGCACAGACAGATCGTTTGCATCCACAACATACACGTTACCGCGGAAGCGCTTAACTCCAAATTTGTCGCCTTTGTTCAGTTCGACTTCGTATTCTTGTCGATCAGAACCTGTAACGTCCATAACGGCCCGACGGCCCGAGTATTTTAACCACCTGTACTTGCGCGGATCGCGTTTAGCAGTGGCCGATATTGAAAAGTTCATGCTAACTCCACACTAGGCTGTTTAGTGTACTCGGCGGGTTTATTATATCGCAAGGCACTCGCGTCATTCTTAGACAGAACAATATACATACTGCTATTGCTTTTGGTTTTATTCATTTTTTACGGACAACTTCAGGTGATGCCAACTGGCCATCCACATAAACCTATCAATCTCGCGCATGACAACTTCCAGAACAACGCGACTAGGATCACAACCGGGAAAGATGAGTTTAGCCCTGTCTTTGGTGTTGAAATCTTGGACAACTTCCGAGTAGAAAACTTTGTTCTTCCGAAGAATAGCGGAAAGGCGATTAGATAAAAGATGCAGTGGGTGCGCAGCCGTACGACGTTCGTTGTCATCGAAGATATATTCGTAAATCCAACGTTCGTCTCCGGCCAATTTTATGTGTTCAACCAGTTTGCGGGTGCCTTTATGAAAATCACGAGAAACGCCGGAACCAACTACGATTTTCATGCTACTATCCTATGTGATGGTGATTATTTCCCTTTTTTCAAAAGGCATGACGATATAAATTAGCGTCCTCTCTTGAAGACTCCAAGCTCGCCATTGAACGAAACACCACTACCACTACCTATAGACCGGCCCCCGCCAGAACCCAGCTTAGACACTGCAATTGCCTGAGGACGGAAACGCTCATCCTCTTCCGGAGCCTCAGGAACTGCCATGTACTCATCGTAGCGCTCATTGGTAAGTCCCCATACCAACAAACACATGGCGCGCCAAAGATCGTCAGTTAGTCCATCGCCTTTATTTACCTGAGAGCCTGTATCTTGGACAGTGAGCATCTGCAAAATCATGTGCTCCACAGGGTGTTTCTTATAGCACAGCGGATACTCGTCGCCTGTGAAATTCATAGCATCGTCGACCGAACCATTCTTAGCTTCCATCCTAGGAATTTTAAGATTGCCAGCCTCAAGGTAGGATTTAGTTAGTCCTATGTCTTTATACTTGAGCGAGTATTGGTCAGCTAATAAGTCCAGATTCGCTTCTATGTCCTGAAGAATCTTGATGCTGTTCCATCGGTCAGCCAAAACAACCTGAGTATTCTGCATAAGCAATACCTCTTCAAGTACCTCTTCATAAATCATGGTGTAGTTTAGAGGTATTCCAGATTCTGGCATGATTTCGATAAGCAGATTTATTATGACCGTGCCATCGTCATCTAGTCTACCTACAACGCAGGCAAAACTGTTATTTGTATAGCCAGCATCTATTGCGAGCATTGTAGGTTTACGGCACTTACCAACCTTTTCTACTTCTGCCCACTTGGTCGCAGAGCCTTGACGTTTGCGATTCTTTACCTTATCACGAAGTTTGATCTTGTTCGGCTTGTCGGTCAGAGCATTAGTGATCCAGTCTTTATTCGTGATGTATGGATTGGCAGACAGAGGAGGGTTAGCGCCGTAATCTCGTTCAGCGTCCAGAGGATTCTTTTGATACTCCGAAACGATTACTTTGCTGTTACGGGGTAGTGTTGGATTTACCTGCCAAGTGGGTCGATGAATACCATACATCGACTCTGAATCTTGAGACTGGCGCACCAATTCACATATCTTATCTCGCTGACTGGCAGGAGAAGAAACGTTTATGGAATAGCCGGTCAAGATATTATCAAAGCCGCTGTTAATTAGGCGGTCTGCGGAACCTCGTACAGTAAGTAACGAACGGTCAAGCGCCGTATATACTTCACGGGCACTTGTTTTCACTTTCTTACTGTCGGCAGCGTTATCGAACCAGCCAATTTCATCTATGGAATTACTGACTAGGACACCGTCTGCCACATAGGCATGCCGTTTGTGGTCTACCGTCATATCGTAAACATCTACTACTTCGTCGGTTTCTTCTATAGACTCGATTGCTGAGTACCTTATATCCGTATAGCAGGTTTCGCCGCCATGGAAATAGCGTTCTTGCGTATCTGTGGGCAACACAATAGGAGTTATAGACAAACTCCCCTCAAAAACATCTAAGAAGACTTCGTGAAATTCCGGGTCCAGCTTAACCCAGTAGGCTTGGACGCTAGAGGAGTGCGCGTATGGCTTGGTAAGAATTTTACAATTTACACCGAGCCTAAATAGAAGCTGCTGAATCTGCCTAGCGAGTTTTCCACTTATGGTACGGTAAGTAAATCGGCGGTGCGCTACTTTAGCGTCACACTCAAATAGTGCCTTTAGATAAGCTACCACGCACTCTCGTGGAGCTTGAAGGATTGTGTGTGGAACAGTCTTGTCCGCACTGTAATTAGCACCTAGTCCTATTCTACGGAAGTAAGCTACCCAGCAACCAAGCCCGATGTTGGCATAGTAGTTTCTAACGGCGTGTTCTGTTCTACCTTCTCCTTGTCCTATGTTTTCTAAATACGTTCCTATGTTAGGGCTGGTGTCGAAAACACGGCGAACACAATCAATATAGTGTTGGGTGCGTTG